CGGTAAAGTCGGGCGACAACCCTAGACGGGCCTCCTTCTTAGCGCGAATGGGCAATATGCCTGGGCCTGAGTACAAGGACGGCGAACCGACTCGCTTGCTTCTGTCCCTCAAGGCTTGGGGCGCATCGTCCAAAGCGGATGCCGTAGCCAAAGCTAAAGCAATCTCAGCGAGGAACAAGAAGTGAGAGCCCTATCGGTTGGAGTTAGTCCTACAGCGGCAGTTGATACGACAGTCTATACCTGTCCTACGGGCTATTACGCCAAATTTACTGTGATGTACATTCACAACACAGGCGGCGCAACAAAACACATCACTGTGCAATGGTTTGACTCCAGCGCTAGCACTACCCTTGACATTTTGACTTCTGTAAATTTTACGACGAAAGAATATTTGCAGTTTGATGGCAATGCCTATATCGTTTTAGAAGAAGGCGATAAACTCAAAATAACGACTGAATCGGGCAGTTCTTTTAGTTTTATTGCAACATTTGAAGAAGTGGGGCTGACAAGAACATGACCTACCTGCAACTGATCAATGAAGTGTTGGCGCGGTTGCGTGAGACGACTGTTTCCACCAATAGCGAAACAACCTACTCGTCGCTTATCGGCAAGTTCGTTAACGATGCCAAGCGCCAGATCGAGGACGCCTTTAACTGGGATGTGCTCTCTCAAGACCTCGCGGTCAATACTGTCGCAAATACTTACAAGTATTCATTGACTGGCGCAGGCCAGAAGTTCCAGTTGCAGGATTCGATTAACATTACCTCCAACGTCGGCCTGAAGAACATCTCCTTTCCGCTGATGAATCGGCGGCAGAACTTTGCTACGCCAGTCTCTGGCATCCCCAGCGAGTTCATTTTCGAGGGGGTCGATGTTAACAACGACGCCAAGGTGACGCTCTATCCTCGGCCTGATGGCGTCTACGCGTTGCAATTCACGCTGACGATTCCCCAGGCTGATCTGGCCTCCGACAGTACTGTGCTTTTGGTGCCTAGCGCACTGGTGATACAGAACGCCTTTGCGCGTGCGCTGGCTGAGCGCGGTGAAGACGGTGGACTGTCCTCGTCTGAAGCCTATCAGTTGTACCGCGCCATGCTCTCAGACTACATTGCGCTGGAAGCTACTCGTTTCCCCGACAGCCAGGAATTTGTCGCGGTATGAGCGAACCCCTCTCCACCTACAGCATTTCAGCCCCCGGTTTCTATGGGCTGAACACTCAAGACTCGCCTCTTGATTTGAATGCTGGCTTTGCGCTGGTGGCGACCAACTGCATCATCGATCAGTATGGCCGCATCGGCTCGCGCAAAGGGTGGAGCCGCGTCAATAGTTCGTCTGGCAACCTGGGCGCTAACAACGTCGGGGTGATCCATGAATTAGTGCAGCCAGATGGCACGTTGACCGTGCTGTTTGCTGGCAACAATAAACTGTTCAAGCTCGACAGCTCTGATGCTGTTGTAGAGTTGACCTACGGGGGCGGGGGTACAACCCCAACCATCACCGCCAGCAATTGGTCTTGTGCTTCGCTCAACGGCATCACCTACTTCTTCCAAACTGGCCACGATCCGCTGATCTTTGATCCTGCGGTGAGCACATCCACCTACCGGCGCGTTACTGAGAAAACAGGTTACGTCGGCACGGTGCCCAGCGGCAACATTGTGATCGCCGCCTTTGGCCGTTTGTGGGTTGCAAATACATCTACGATCAAGAACACGGTGTACTTCTCTGACCTGCTGGCCGGTCATGTTTGGTCTACCGGCACCTCGGGTTCGCTCAACGTAGACCGGGTATGGCCCAATGGCGCAGATGAGGTGCAGGGTCTTGCAGCGCACAACGGCTTCCTGATCATTTTTGGCAAGCGCCAGATTCTGGTCTACGCTAATGCCACCACGCCATCTACTATGTCGCTCGGTGACACGGTCGGGGGCATCGGTTGCATTGCGCGTGACTCAATCCAGACCACCGGCAAAGATGTGCTGTTCCTGTCTAACTCGGGCCTGCGCTCTTTTGCCCGAACGATTATCGAGAAGTCAGCGCCGCTAGGTGACTTGTCGAAAAACGTGCGAAACGATTTGATGAACATTGTTGGCAGCGAGACGCTCGCCAACATCAAGTCGGTCTATTCTGAAAAAGAAGCCTTCTATCTGCTAACGCTGCCGTCGGTCAAAGAGGTCTACTGCTTTGATACCCGCGTGCAGTTGCAAGATAACGCGTTTCGGATTACGAACTGGGACTCAATTGAGCCGACTGCGCTACTGTCACGACGCAATGGCGACCTGTTGATTGGCAAGCTGGGGTACATCGGCAAATACGGGACATATAAAGACCACACATCCTCCTACCGGATGCAGTACTACACGAACCACGCTGACCTAGGCGATCAGAACATCACCTCAATTTTGAAGCGCCTGAAGGTGATCGTCATCGGCGGGTCTAACCAGTACGTCACGGCTAAGTGGGGATTTGACTTTTCGACCAATTATTTGTCGTCGAATATGTACATCCCAACGCAGGGAGAATCACAGTACGGCGTAGCCGAATATGGCGCTAACGGCGTACCTGTCGCCCAGTATTCTGATGGCATTGCGTTGCAACAATTGCAGACGCAAGCCAGCGGCAGCGGTAAGGTTGTCCAAACAGGCTACGAGAGCGACATCAACGGCTCATCTATGTCGATCCAGAAGATCGAAATCCAGGCCAAAGAAGGAAAACTATCGTGAGTAACTATACCCAGAGCACAAACTTTGCGACCAAGGATGCGCTGTCATCTGGCGATCCGCTCAAGATCGTCAAGGGCACGGAGATCAACACCGAGTTTGCCAACATCGCTATTGCGGTGGCGACCAAGGCCGATCTGGTTTCGCCTACTTTTACAGGCACCGTTACGCTTCCTTCTGGGGCTGTTGGCGTCACGCAATCCTTTGGCGACAACGATACAAGCCTAGCCACCACGGCATTTGTGCAGGCCGCTATGGCAACATTGCATCCGGTTGGCTCCATCTACATCAATGCCACCAACAGCACCAATCCTGGCACACTGCTTGGCTTTGGAACTTGGTCGGCATTTGGCGCAGGGCGCGTGCCGGTTGGATTTAACGCTGCTAATGCGTTGTTCGATACGGCTGAAGAAACTGGCGGTTCTGCGGATGCAATTGTTGTTAGCCACACGCACACTGCGACGGTTACTGATCCAGGGCACTTTCATGCTGCTGGGTCTGCTGGCGCTTGCGTAGGTGGCGGTAACCCAGTTAGAAATACAACAGTAGCTGGGTCAGATGTTGATACCACTACTGTTACCACTGGAATAACCGTATCCAATAGCACTGAGGGCTCCTCTGGCACCAACGCCAACTATCAGCCGTACATTACTGTTTATATGTGGAAACGGACTGCGTGAAAACGCCAGTGGTTGTCAATGATGATTACACGCTCTATATTGAACATCATGCGGGCGTGCAGTTCATTCATTGCGACTGCCATCGGTGGTCAAAGACTGTGAAGCTCCGCATGATCGACGATCTGAAAAATATGCCTGATCTTTACGCCGTACACCCGATCGGCGATAAGAAGCACAAAAAATTCATTGGTCTTTTTGGGTTTGAGTTTGTTAAAGACTTCATTGGGCTTGACAACAAGCCTTATCAAATATTTGTTAGGAGATCGTAATGGGCGGTTTAGTAGGATCACTTCTCGGGGGCCGTTCAGCACAAAAAGCCGCAGAGGCGCAAGCTGCCGCGCAGCGCGAATCTGCTCAACTTGCAGCTGAAGAAGCGCGTTTTCGTCCCGTAGGCATCACGACGCGCTTCGGTCAGTCGCAGTTCCAATACGGCCCAGAAGGCCGCGTTTCTGGCGCAAGTTATCAGCTCACCCCTGAGTTTCAAGCCTATCAACAGCGTTTGCTGGGGTTGGCTGGCCAGGGGCTGACAGAAGCTGAAATGGCCCCCGGCAGGTTGGCTCCCCTATCGGCAGCGGTGCCTCGGTTGTTTGGCCTTGCTGAAGGGTATCTGGCTGAAACGCCAGAACAGGTTGCCGCCAAGTACATGGCGAGCCAACAGGCTTTACTGGCCCCTAGCCGTGAGCGGCAATACGCTGGCCTTCAAAATCAACTGTATCAGTCAGGTCGAGGTGGTCTGGCTGTTGGCGGCACCGGGCTGCGTCCTGGTGGCGGTATGGGTCTTAGCGCTGCCAATCCTGAACTGGAGGCGTACTACAACGCTCTGGCCCAGCAGGACGCACAACTGGCTGCATCGGCGCAAGAAGCAGGGCAGCGTCAGTTGTCATTTGGCACGGGCTTGCTTGGCACTAGCGCTCAACTTTACGATCTGTATGGTCGTGGTACCGCTGGCGCTCTGGCTCCCTATCAGGCGTACTTGGGTGGCGCTACCGGCCTTGAGCAATTGGGCCAGCAGCCGCTGGATCTCGGCATTAATATTGGGGCTAAGGGCCAAAGCGCGGCAGGCGCCAGCGCTCTGTTGCAAGGAGGTATGGCCGCCGCACAAACGCAAAGTAGGGCCGATGCCTACAACCCGTTTGCTACGGCACTGCAAGGCATTTCGCAAGACCCGGCCCTAATGCGAGGGTTGGGTAAGTTGTTTAGTGGCGGTGGTGGTGGGTTCGCCACGCCTGGATACGGTGCTGGCGTCAATCCAATGACTGGCGCTCCTCTTGGTTTCTAAGGACTAAAACATGGCAACCGACATCGTCCAATCACTTTT